TTTCGCTGGACAGGGAGGCCATTGCGCGCCCTCAGAAATGCATCCTGACGATGACGTATCCGGCCCCGCCAGCACCACCGGCTCCGCCATTGGCGGCAACCGCTGAACCGCCGCCGCCGCCGCCACCGCCATAGGCTCCGCCGTCGCCGCCTGCACCGCCGATGCCAGCCGCGTTACCGCCGCCGCCGCCGCCGCCATTTCCGACCAGCGCCCCGGCAGTGTATGCCCCGCTGCCTGCCGATCCCGCCGCGCCGGTGTTTGCACCACCGCTGACCGCGCTGACGGTATAGGCCGACGATCCCGCCGCTCCGCCAGCAAACGCAGCCGGAGCAGTCGAGATGCCGCCGCCGGCACCGCCGCCGGAGCACCCGCCAATCGAGTTCGCCCCGTTGCCACCGGCCGCACTGTTCGTTCCGCCACCGCCGCCGGACCCCGGACCGCCTCGGTTGAACGATGCCGTGTTGGTCGAAGCCGCGCCGCCGCTGCCGCCGGCGCTACCACCGGACGTGCCAGCGGTGCCAGCGGTAGAATTGGTTGACGACCCGCCGGCCTGGATATGACCGCCGCCGCCGCCGCCACCGGAGTTCCCGGCGAGCTGGCCGCCAGCACCGCCGCCGCCCCCCCACGCCTTGAGGTAGGAACCGAACGAGGTGTCGCCACCCGCACCGCCGTTGCCGCCCGCGACGCCGTTGGAGGTCGCCCCGGTTCCGGCTGTTCCGGCAAGCCCAACGGTGACGGAGACGGTGGCGGACAGGTCGCTCGCAGCGATCATCGCCGACTTATGCGACCCGCCGCCACCACCGCCGCCGCCGGAGCACGCGCTGCCAGACGCCACGCGCGCCCCGCCCCCTCCACCTCCACCGGCCCCAACCGCGAAGACCTCGGCAAACTTCAGCCCAGAAGGCTTCGTCCATGTCCCGCTTGCCGCGAAGACCTCGACGCGCGTTCCCGCCGGTTCGTAAAGCGGCATCAGAGCAATTCCGTGATGATCGCGGCCCCGGAACCGTCGCCGAGCCAGATACCGTCGATCCGTCCGGTGTAAACGGGGTCAGGCATTTCCCAGAACGTGTCCGGCTTGATCGGCACCGAATACTTAGATGCGCTCGCCGTCTCTCCATACTTGAGCAGCAGCGTATAGGCATCGGTGTTGTGGATGGTCACGCCGCGCCTCGATGTATTTTCGGAGAGAAGCGTGGTGTTCGACGCCGTTGAGTTCACGGACGTAATGGTCGCCTGGGCGTTGACTACAAGACCGCTCATCGTGGCCTCCATGAGAGAAAGAGGCCCGGCCTTTCGACCGGGCCTTCGTCACTTCGTCGCGGTGGTCAATCCGCGCCAGTCGCTTCGCTACCCCGCAGGGGACCGGCTCCAGGCGGACGAGCGGTCTTCCGAGCCGCCGCAGGCTTCATGGCCTCGGCAGCCTTGTCTTCCGGAACAAACCACGTCGAACCGTCTTTCAGCCTCGCGTCCGGAACATCGAAGGCCTCGCCTTCCTCTCGGATGACTTTGCCGTCGTGCCCACGGGCGATTGCGATCACGCGCGCCATCGTCGCCTCCTTACTGGACCGTGAAGCCGGACTTGTAGATGCGATGCGCCTGAATACCGGTGGTCAGGAACGCATCGAAGTTGCCGGCCGTCAGAGGCCCTGACGCCACTGTGTAGCGGACGCCGATGTAGCGCCGATACAGACCGGACGGGAGTCGGGCGACGAGAAGCTGCGTCCCTGCGACGGAGAACGTTGCAAACGTCAGCGCGCCCGAACTGAGATGGACCTGGGCGTTGGTCGAAAGCCCGGCATCGTCGGCGGATTCCAGCGTGACGGTGAGCGTCGCGTCGGACCCGGAGTCGGTCGCGGCGGTCTGCGTCTGGACCACGATCCAGACATCCTCGCCGATACCGATATCGAGCCGCGTGTTGGAGGTATAGTCGCCCGACGCCGCCGCGCCAGCCTTGACCGAGAAGATATCGAGCACATTGCTCGAAATCGCGGTCGAGGTGACGGCCTGAGCGTCCGAGAACTCGGTCTGCTTGTCCACATACATGGTCTTGTTCTCCTTCTCGCCGATCAGGTCAGCGCGGTTTCGGTTTCGAGGATCGCATCGACAGTGCGCACCGGCACGCCGAGGAAGCTCAGGCCGCCCTGGGCAAGCGAGCCGGGGCTGAGTTCGCCCATCTGCTGGAGGGCGGGCTGGATCGCAAGCACCTGCTGCGACTTGTCGAGCGCGCCGACCGCCAGCATCTCCTTGACGGTCCGAGAGGCGTAGAAAACCGCCTTGCCCATGCCGGCATACGGAACCCGCGCCATGGCCTTCGCCATGAGCTTGGGAACCCACGTCGATGCCGTATTGGCCTGCGAGCTGGACTGACCGAGCAGATCGGAAACCGAGACGTTGGCGATGCGGACCACATAGCGCCAGTCCCGGAGATGAATGCCGCACTTCCAGTTGAACAGATCGCCATAGGCGCGGAAGCGGTTGTTGGACCCGTCGAACGCATCGATCTCCTTGAGGTCCTGGTGCTGGAGGCCGGCCTTGGACCCCTTCGGGTAGATGCCGTGGACGGTATTCTTGCCCCACACCACCAGCCACAACGACGTGCAGTTGCCGGAACCGCCGGCGCTGATCACGTTCTTGGCGACCTCAGACGTTGCAGTCGAGATCGTGTTGTAGCGAACCGACAGCCCGTTGAACCGCTCCGGGTTGATGGACGAGTCGCCATAGATCAGCGACGACGCCATGGTCTGATTCATCGACTCGATGAACCCCTGCGCTTCGCTGAGGCGGAAATCGGCCGTGTTGCCATTGATGTCGGCGATGTCCTTGTCGATTTCGGAACGCGCCTCCAGCATCCCGATGCTGTCTTCGACAACGGCGCGCAGGGACTTGCTCGGGGGAACGCCCTGATACAGCTTGCGCCAGATCGCGGTGGGAAGACCGGTGCGGATCGTCCCCTTGTGCGAGGTCGGACCGTTGGCCTCATAGAACGGCATGTCCATGAGGATTTCGTTGCTCTGCGACAGCAGCTCAGCAACGGCGGCGGTTCGGCCCTGCGGGTCGAGAGAGCGCGCGAGATCGAGCAGCGTGACAGCGCCCGAAGCAGTGGTGAGTGTGGACATCTGTCCTACCTTTCTGCGTTGTTGGAATAGAGGATTTCGGCGATGGACTTGTCGCTTCCAGCGGTTCGTCCGTTAGGAGGCACGACCGGTTCCGCGAACCGTTCGCCGACAGCGGCCAGAAGCATGGCCATCGTCGGCGCTCTCACACTCCCGTCTGTTCCAAGCACGCCGTAGCTTTTCAGCTCGGCAAGCAGCGTGTCACCGCCGAACTCGCGGATCGCGCGGTTCGCCAGTTCGACTTGCGCCTTGTGCTTGGCCCCGTCCGCCGGTCCCCACGCCTTTTCGAGCGCGGCATGGGCTGCGGTTTCGCGCGCCGCAACGGCTTCGGCCTGAGCCTGGGCGTGTGCGGCGGCGTTGGACAGATAGGCGTCATGCAGCGCCTGGGCATCGGCACCCCAGACCCCGGCCTTGTGCAGCAGGGGCTTGATCGTGGCGGCGAGGCCTTCGTCGTAGATGACGCCATCGGGCAGATTTTCAGGCAGCGCGAATGTGATCTCGTCAGCCGTTTTCGGCCGGCCGAGCGCATCCATCGCCTTGTCGCGCCATGCCTGGAGTTCTTCCGGCTTGGCGTCCGCCTTCGGGAGTTCGAGGACTTGGCCGGAACGCTTCTGGAGTTCGACATACGAGGACAGGATCGCTTTCGTCCTCTCGTCTCCGCCCAGCTTGTCCCAGCCCTTCGCGTTGACCGTCTTGCGGGTGTCCTCATCGAGGGCCGCTACCCAGCCGTCCCCACCTGCCGCGCCGGTCGATGCCTCACCGTCCGGTTTTGCAGGCGTGTTCGAGGGCGCGCCGGTATCCGCATCCACGGGCGGCACGCCTTCAGATTCAGTCATGTCTAGATTGTCCCTTCGCTATCGGCCAAGGCTTCGCGCCTCGCCGCTGTTTGAAGCGCCTCGACCTCGGCAGGCTCCATGCCGAGAAAGCTCACGATGCGGGCGAAAGAGGCCTTGGCACCGTCGTGCCAGGCCCGGTCCAGTGCGTCGAACCCCGGCCCCAGCGCCCGATGGAACCCGGATTCGTTGGCGAGGTCCGCAAGCACGATCTGCGCCTTGGTGCGGTCGCCACGTCCGGCGAACACGTCGCGGTAGGCTTCGGCCAGTTGTTCCCTTGCTCTGGCACCGCGCCTGAAACCTGCTGGCCAGCGCGCGGCAACAGACGCCCATTTCATCAGGCCGCCTGCCCTTGGAGCGCGCCAAGCGCATCGGCGAGGCCGGGGACGCCAGCCGCTGTCTTCGCGGCCTCGGCTCCGTCACGCGCCGCCTTTGCGACGCCTGGGGCCGCCTGCGCCGCCATTGCGGCCTGTTCCTGTGCCGCAGCAGCCCGTCGTGCCGCCTCGCGCTCCGCATCGGTCAGCATCAGAGACGCCGGAGCGCCGAAACCGGTTCGCGCGGTTTCCAGCATGGCGTCGATATCGAACCGCGACGACAGCGCGCGTTCGTTGGTCAGAACAGGCACGGCGAACTCGATGAGGCGCTGCGTCCCGATGACTTCCTTGGCGCGGCGGAGCCGATCCAGTGGCGAGGTCCACCGCACCGAAAACCGGCGGCCGGCCAATTGATCCGGCGGCTCCAGAACGGACCCAGGCTCAAACGCCCCGAGCCTGCCATAGATGCCGATCTCGCGGTCGTTCATCCGGGCCAGCGCGGATTGGATGCGCGTCCCGACAGGCCCGAGAAGATCGCCCTTCTCGTTCTGGCGGATCAGAGCCTCGGTCGCCGTCATCTCCGGGTTCTGCGCCAACGTGGCGAACAGGTCAGAATACAGCGCGCTCTGCAACTGGCGGCGCTCTGTTTCCACAACAGCCTGAATCGCTCCGATATCGGGCGGCGGAAGCAGCGGCTGGATACGCGGGCGGCCGTTCGCGTCGATGCCGGCGTGGTTGAACGCGCCGGGGTTCAGGTTCGGGCGCATCATCACGCCATCGTGCGCGACGGCGACCGGCGGGCGCAGCGCCATAGCGACCGAGATACCGCCCTGCTTCCGGGCGAAGTTCAGGCTGCGGATATCGTCAATCGCCAGCCCGATCGCGCCGTCTCCGTAGCCGCCCTGTTCGGCCGGTTCCCACCAGTAGACGCTGTAAGGGAACTCGTCGTATCCGCGTTCCTCCAGCATCGCCTTGGAGGCGGTTTCCATCGTGAACGAAGCGAACTCAGAGTTTCGGAATGCGTTTCTTGCCGAACCGGCCTCGCCACGCGGGAACACGGCATGCACGATCTCGAAAAGCTGGTTGGCGCGCGCCGGGTTCGAGGACGCCGACTTGACCTGTTCGGACGCGCCCTTGGCGTAGGCCGGCGTCTGCATGATCTGCCGCGCTTCGAGCTGCACGACGCGGAACACCGTATCGACCTCGCCCCGCACATTGACGCCGATATAGGCCTGAGACAGCGGGATATAGCGGTAGAGACACGGCAGTTCAGGACCGCCGCTGACGTTTTCCTCCGTCATCATCACGCCGGTCCCGAAGAACACCGCGCTTCGGATCGCCATCTGGTTGGCGACGGAGAACCCGGAGCGAGCCGCATACCGAGTCGCAAAACTGTAGCGGGTCAGCCGCTCGAAATACTGGGTTTCCTCATCCTGTGGCTCTCCGCCGAACAGATTGTCGGTCTCGTAGCCGTGCCAGGTCTCGCCCTGCGGTGTCGCCAGGCTCTCCATCCCGGACGCCAGCATCGAACCCATGCGCATCGGCAGCGATTCGAACCGGCGGCGGGCACCGATGCGAGACGACGGCTGGTCGATGACTTGATCGAGCGCAGACCCGCCGGACCCGATCCGCATCCCGCGCGACGCACCGGGCAGCGCGAGATCGGCGGCTTCCTGCCACTCCGGCTCAAACGGCTGGCGGGCCTGTTTGAGGTGCGCCAGCATCGCGTTGAGGTCTTCGGCGACGCCCATTTCAGTTACATGCCCAGAACGGTTTTCGGCGCGGCGACAGACGCCCCGAACGTCGGATCGCCGAGCGCGCCGGTCAGGATCGTTGATGCCCGGCCCTTCCGTTTCCGGATGCCCTGCAATGCGAGATTGACGTTGCTGCGGTTTTCCTCATCGGCCCGCAGCGGCGGCGGAGGCGCGTCAGGAATGTCAGGTTTCTGTGCGAAACACATCTAGTTCGTCCCCGTGGCTGCGTAGAGCCAGAAATCTTTTGTGCGCCCGAACCGGTGGCATAGCGCCTCGCGCCGGAACCCCATGCCGCAAAGCCATCGATGCGACAGGTCGTGATCGACGGCCGTGCGGACCTCGACGCGACGGTAGCCGTTTCGGACCAGCCACGGCGCGACCTCGCCGACGCAGAACCGCGTCAGTTCAGGCACGACGCGGCGGAACCGGTTGGTTCCAAACGCCCAGCCCGAACCGATGCCGGGATGGATATCAACGATGCCGAGCGCCCCGACCGGATCGGAACCGAGCCGCGCCACCCATGCCGCTGTGCTGCCGAGCACCAGGCCTATCGCGAGCGCCGTCAGCGAGCCGGGATAGACCTCAGCGATCTCGGCCCGGTCCTGTTCCCTCAGGTTAGCGGCGATCCAGGTCACATCGCGGATCGTGGCCGGCACGATCTCGGGCCTCACCAGGGATCGGCCTCTGGTTCGACGTAGGCCGAAAGAACCGGCGTGATCTTCTGCTGCTGGACGGCCACCATTCGATCGAACAGATGCGTCATCCCCCAGACCAGCGCATCGACGCGATCCGGCGAGACTCCTGTATTCAGCCGCTCCGGGGTGAACACCGTCATCTGGTCTTCTAGGGCGGCAAACGCGCCGACGTGGTGGACCCGGCCCTGCTCGTAGAGCGCGGCCACCGGCTCCGCCCTGACGTATTTGCCGCGCGTGGCATGAACCTCTGCAATCGGCAGGTTCGCGTTGACGCTGCGCAGAACCGCCGCGACCAGCGCGCCGCCCTGGTTGACCTCGACCACGACGCGATCCGCCTTGTAGAGCCTGTAGGCTGCGGCAACCCGGCGGGCGAGCTGGTCAGGCGTGTAAACCCCGGTGCAGTCATCGATCACATAGGCGTGGCCGTCATCGGCGAGGCCGCAGACCACGATGCCGGACTCGTTGGAGTTCTCGCCGGTCGAAACCGCTGGGTCGACGGCGACCACGATCCGGCACAGCGGCGGGGCTGACGCCACGCGGTTTTCATCAAGGCCGCGCCTGGTCCACAGCGCCCCGGGGGCATCGTCCAGAATTTCGGCGTCGAGTTCCTGCCGCCCGAGCCGGGTTCCGGCGTAGCGGTCGATGACATTCTGCCGGAACGACGGGGCCAGGTTCGCCAGGTTGTCGGCGGTGCGGCCCCGCGTCACGACCACACCGGACTGTTTGATCAGTTGGCGGATCAGCGGGATCGGGCGCGGTGTCGTGGTCGCGATCCAGCGCGGATCGTCGCCGAGGCGCAGACCGAACATCCCCTGATCGAACGCCTCCTGGGCGTATCGCATCTTCGCCAGCTCGTCATACCACAGCAGGTGGTGCTGCGGGCCTCTGAGCTGGTCAGGCTCCAGTCCGTTGTAGGTGGTGGCGATGGAGCCGTTCGCCCACTTAACCTCGCGGTTCGACGGCTGATATTTTGGGCGGTGCGCAACCGGGCCGACACTGAGAAGGCCGCTTTCGCCCTCCACCATGACTTTGCGGGTGTCCGCTGCGGTCTCGCCCACCAGCCCGATCCGGCACCCCGGATTCTTTCTGGCGAACTCGGCCACGTATTCGGCACCGACGCGGGTTTTCCCGTAGCCGCGACCGGCCAAGATCAGCCAGCCCTGCCAGTTCCCGGACGGCGCGATCTGTTCAGGCCGCGCCCAGAACCGCCAGTCGGTCAGAACCTCCGACGCCTCCGCCTCGGTCAGCGACGCCAGAACAGCAGCGCGGTCCGCGCTACTCAGCGCGGCGAGACGCGAGGCGGTCGATTGCATCGGCGAGTTTGGTCACGGCGGTCCCTGCACCATCTGGCATCGGATTCTCGGGGTCGGAACTGTGCGTGATCTTGTCGCCGAACTTGCGTGGGTGACGCTTCCCGGCCGACCACTTCACGGCGTCGATAGCGACACGAGCGGCGTCAGGGGCAACCTCACCACGCAATGCGGACTCGCCGATCTCTTTGACCTGATCCGCGTCGAGTTCTGCGGCAGCTTCCCGCGCGCGCGCGTAGCGTTCGGGCTGCTGCGAATAGACCGCATCGTAGAGTGTCGTGACCGGAATGCCGAGTTCACGGGCGGCGTGGCGAAGTGACTGGCCATCAGCGATGATGAGCAGGGCCGCATCGACCTGCTCGATGGAGACTGCCATCCGGTCCTCTGACGAAAAACGCCCGCTCGGTTCACCGGCGGGCGCTGAATTGGT